TTTAAATTACCGAACAACTTAACCGACGAAGAAATCAATATGGTTTTTTTAGTAACATCCGATATGTATATTAAAACTATGTTTGATAATTGGATTGATGAAATATTCAATGCCAAAGATTACTTTGTTGGTTATAAAGATGATTATGTAACTGATGTCACAATACAACAGTTAAATAAAGAGAATAAACCTGTCTATGGAGTAAGATTAGTTAATGCTTTTCCTACTACCTTAGGTGGTTTAGCTCTGGACAATAGTTCAGAGAATAATACCCATGAGTTAACCGTCCAATGGAATTACGATTATTGGATTGCAGAAGATGCGTTAACTTCGACTCTTGGCGGTGGGCTAAGAGCTATAGGGAATTTAATTTCATAATAATTGGAGAATAAAAATTATGGCTTTACCAAAAATTGATGTGCCTCGTTATCCGGTGACAATTCCGTCAACGGGAGAGGAATACATTATGAGACCTTATTTAGTTAAGGAAGAAAAGGTGCTATTGTTAGCTTTAGAATCACAAGATCCTAAACAAATTGCAATGGCGATTAGAAATCTAATAACTTCATGTATAGAAGGTGATTTAGATATTGACGTATTGGCTTCATTCGATATAGAAAAATTATTTTTAGAACTGAGAGCAATTTCAGTTGGAGACGAAATAAAATTAACTAGTCAATGTAGTGAATGTGAACACGTAAACGAAGTAAGTTTAAAAACTTCTGATGTTAATCTAACCGATTATGATCCAGAAGCAAATACTATTAGACTTACAGAATCTGTTGGAGTAACGATGAGATACCCAACAGCTGAACTATTAGCGGAAATAGGAGTAGAAGAAATAGATTCTATTACTGGTCTTATGAGCTTAATCGTTGGATGTGTTAATACAATATTTGATGAAGAGAATGTATATGATGTGAAAAAAGAAAGTAATGAAGAAGTTCAGGACTTTTTAGATAGTTTAACATCTGATCAGTTTCAAAAGGTTGCAGCCTTTTTTGGGGATATCCCTAAATTAGAATATAACCTAAGTTATGAGTGTGAAAAATGCAATCATGAAAATGAAACAGTACTGAGAGGGCTTGCTAGTTTTTTTACGTAGGCCTCTCACATGAGAGTATCATAAATTATTATCAAACTAATTTTGCGATGATGCAACATCACAATTATAGTTTAACCGAACTTGAAAATATGATGCCCTGGGAAAGAGAGGTATATATCAGTTTGTTAAAAGAATATCTTGAAGACCTTGAACGAGAGAGAAACAAGAGGAATTAAAAATGGCTAGAGAAGACCAATTTCAGGGAGATATGTCCCGTAATGAAGTTGAAATAGATCTTCAAAAATTTATGGCTATGGTCACCGAAATCGGTGAATTGAAACAAGAAATATTTGAACTTACACATGATGATACTAAGAACCCTTGGCAAAAATGGATATTCTTTGCTAAGATGATTGATGCTTGGAGAGTAATCCCAAGATTATTTTTAGGAGTATATGTTTACTTACTATACTTTGCGACATTCTGGTTTATGGATTTACAAGATCCATCGATAGAACAATCTGGGTTAATATCTATACTCGTAGGCGCGGGCGCGGCTTGGTTTGGACTGTATGTTAACAGTGCAGCTAAAGAGCATGGGGATAATAATCCTAATTAAGGAATAACAAATGGCTGATGATAAAATAGACGCTGATCAACAAAGGGGAAATCCTCCCAAAGAAGCTAATATAAAGGAACCAAAAACTAGTAAACAGAGTGAGCGTTCCCTTTTAGAGGATATTAAAGAAACCCTAGTTGCACAATCAGGAGTAAGAGCTGATTCAGTCGAAGCTGAGACAGGTGCATTAAGACACCTAGAAAGAATTGCAAGTGTCTTAGGCAAACAAAATGAAACTATTAAAACTCTATCTGAAGTCCTAGCTGTTGGAGCAGATATACAAGAGGAAGGATTAGAAGGTTCAAGTGTTAAAAAAGCAAATGAACTAGAAACTTCCAGAGAAGAAATGGCCATTTTCCAGGAAATGGTTCAATTACTTCGAAATCAACCAGCCGAAATAGCTAAAGCATTAAATCAAGAACAACCCACTGGTGGTGGTGCAGTTGCTGGAATGGCAGGTGGACTCATGGGTAGG